CCAGGATAGGTGTCCACGGGACTTACGGTCTAAACGACCCCAAGCGGTTGCCTGGAACGGTAGAACGTACCACGCAGCCCCGCGGGTGATTGTGGGTGTTGACGTCATTTTATCTGGGACGGTTGTCAGTCGTCCTCGATCGGAGAACGTAGCACCAGGACCGAACTTGCCCCTTACCTCATCAAGGTCAGGGGGGCTCGAGCCAATCCATTCCCGAATCTTCTTTCCAGCCCTTCGGAGAAACCGTTGGACCGCCTCATCCTCGGTGGTTGCGATGCCACCGTAGAGGAATTTGGAGAGTCGTTCATTGGATTTGAAGCACTGATGCTCACCGCTGTACCACTTGGTTAGAGCGGCTTTGCGGCGATCGATACCACGTAGAGGCAGGTTTGGTAACTTCCTGATGAGGGAAGTCGCCTGCACATCGCAGAAGTACCGTTCAGCACTGTCGTAGTGGCGTGGATCCGTCGTCATCGACAAGATCTCTGCGTACGCACCATATCTTAGGCTTATGGCCACGGACAGTGCGCGCGCAGTCCCCAGCTCCTCCAAAATCGGCAGGAGCACTCGCAAAGAAGTGTTTAGCGAGTCCATGTTCCGTGTGTCCCCCGTCGTTAGTTAAACGGGGGGTTACCCGGCCTGCACACAGCTCTTGGTGAGCGTGGCGGCCAGCAGGTTCAACGCCTGGTTCACCTCATTGAGGTTTGCCGAGGGAATTGCCTGGGGCATGGTGATGACACCAGTCATGACAATGCGATCCTTCGCACTGTACAGCGTCGTGGTCGAGTCCTGAACCGCGTAGGGCATGACGACCTCGAAGGTCATCTGCCGCGCGGTTTTCGGACCGTTCCACTTGCTGGCCAGCTTGAAGGTTGACCGAAGACCAACCGGGAGTCCCGCGGCCGCACCGGTGTCCTGTCGCCACACAGCAGGGGAGCTCTCGCCCCCAGATGCTGTAACGGCGTCGAACACGATGTCGGTCGTACCGTCTGCTTTTTTGACGGTAATGGAAGCCATCG